CACGAAGAGCATCCGCCACATCGTAGAGGCCACCTTGGCCACCTACCTATCCACCCAGACCGGGCTGACCACCGTGGCCTTCCTGACGGGCGACAGCGCCGCGACCCAGACCCTGCCCAAGGCCGTGGTCCTCTGCGAGTCTGCTAGGGCCCCTGCTGACCTGCCAGAGGGTCTAGGCAACTACTCCTGCTCGGTCCGCATCACCCTCTTCTCGAACGCCGACGACACGACCCTCGCCGATCACCGTGCCCGCTGTGCCGCCCTGTCCGGCAATATGCGTGACCTGACCAGCATCAAGGCGGCCTTCGTCACCTCGACCGACGCGGCCTGCTACGATGTCATCCTGACCTCCGAAGACGAGGGCATCGACGAGCGCTCCTGGGCGACGGCTTTTGCCTTCGACGTGCTGGTAGTCCTGCCCGCCTGACCTAATTCCAAAGCCTGCAATTACAAATGGCCGCCATCACTAACGGAACAACCTGCGTCTACGGTATCTCGGGCACTGTCTCGAACCTCTTCGTTCAGTCCTACAGCCTATCGTCTTCTTTCAATGCCGAGTCGATGGTTATCAACGAAGCCGGCCTGACGGTCACGCACCGCCTCGACGACCGCAAGTCCGAGATTACCATCGAAGGCATCGCCAAGACCTCTTCCATCCCGGTCCTCGGCGCCACCCTTTCCTTCACGGTCAACACCGCCTCGGCCTATCCGGCTGGCTCGGCTTCGGCCTCCTTCTCCGGCGTCATCACCAAGGTCGACGACAAGGGCAGCTCGCAGGGCTTTACTTCGGTCAGCGTCACCGCCGTCGACTTCGAAGGCATCACCTACTAATTGACACCCCCGAAAAGGGGGCAGCCTAGAGGACAGTGGATCGTCGCTTCCTCAACGCCTACGTCGACCCGGCTCCCTTTAAGTTGCTGGGTCGAGTGCTTTACCCATGGTGCCTCAAGTACCGGGTGCGTCTGATGGCCTTCGACTCGCCCCTGGTCACTGGCTCCCGCGGCATCACCCCCGCCGACCTTATCTTCGCCTGCCAAGTTTGCGCCGAGGAACCCCTAGGCGGCATCAGCTGGAGGGACCGACTCCGCATACTTGTCTTAAATCGTAACTCATTAAAGTTCGAGCGCCTGCTGGAAGCCTTTGCTGGTTACATCCTAGTCGCCGACTGGCCCAAGTTCTGGGAGAAGACCAAGACTAAGTCCGGGGGGGGCGACAAGGGCGTGCCTTGGCCGCTGTCCATCGTCGCCAACCTGATCGCGTCGGGCATCCCCGAACAGCGGGCTTGGGAGATGCCTGAGTGCCAGGCTATCTGGCTAAACTCCGCCTTGGCTATCCGCAAGGGTGCGGACGTGGCGATCATGTCGCCCGAGGAGGAAGCCTTCATGGCCGAAGAACTAGCCCGTGAGGCCGCGGCGTCTGCTTCCAATCCTGCAAAGGAAAGCACCCCCTGACATGGCCCAAGACCTGACCGTCAACATCAAGACCACGTCCGACGTCCCCCAGGCGATGGACAAGGCGAAGTCGGCGACCGTATCCTTTTCTAAACAGGTCGAGGACATCCAGAAGAAGTTCAGCACGGCGTTTAAGGACATCTTCCTCGGCTTTGCGGCTCCGATGGTAATCCTTCAGGGCACAATCAGTGCCATCAGCGGAGCCATCGAAGACGCCAGGCGCAAGGCTCAGGAAGGGCTGGATTTGATGGCTAAGGGTGACAGTATGTTCGTCTCTTCTCATGAAAAGCGCATGGCTGCTTTCTTCAAGGAACGCCAAGAGCGTGAAAAGGAAAGTGAATCAGCCAAGGAGGGAAGGGCTGAAGTAACTAAACAGTTCCTTTTACAGACCGAAGAAGGCAAGAAGCTGCGCCGTGAACTGATCAGCGAGAACCTTGGAAACTATCTTATCAATCCCCTGTTCACGACCAATATGTCGAAGCAGGAAGACGTGCAGAAACGTGCCTTTGACATCTGGTCGCAGTCTCCAGAAGGCAAGGCCGCGGCCCAATGGGAAGAAACACAGCGCAAACAGAAGGACGCCGCGGAAAGAATCAAGAAAGAGGAAGGCGCGGCTAAGGCTAAATCGGTTACTTTAGCAACGGGTGAAAAGCCGACCATCCCTGGCTCAATCTCCGGCAACGTGATCGGCGTGGGCCAGAACCCTGTCGTCACCGCCCTCCATGAGCAGCAGGCAATCGCCATGCAGCAGCTTACCTATCTTCAGATTATCGCTTCCAAGGGCACAGGAACTCCGGCAGGAGACGTCACCGATAAGGGTGCAACGCCTGAGACGCCGGCGAATATTTCTCCTTCCCGCGCATCCCTTCTAACTAAGAAAAAATAACCATGGCTATCATTAAAAAAGGCAATGCGCTGACGACCAAGTTCCTTCAGCCTGGCTCTACTTACGAGACCGACGGCTACGGACTGCTCACCGCCAAGGGCATCTATCAGCTGGACCAGTCCGTCTCTGGCACGGCCATCACCGGCGGTCAGGTTCACCCGCAATACTCCGACCTTTTCGTCCACAAGTTCACCATCGTTCGCCGGACCCTTGAGGTTGACGAAGTCGCGGTAGACTATGTCGGCATCAACAGTTCGGTCGGGGATACGACCCGCCCGAACGTGACGGCCTCGCACGGCCTGACCTCTGAGCACATCACGACTCACCCCAACTTCTTCGGCCCTGCGACTGGCTTCACGACCGCGATCGCCGGCAATGGGACGACCTTCACGGCCTCGACGATTAACCCGGACTACAAGGTTGGCGGCGTCTTCGGCGCTCACTTCAAGGGGACGGTTACTAATGCCGGGGGCTTCGTCGGCTTCCTTGACTCCTCCACGTCCGATAAGCAGTATTACTACGGAAAGAACCAATACCTTGCCCCGACGACCTCGTTCTCTGGTTGCATCTACACCACCGCCGTAGCCACAGTTACCAACCTTCGTAACGCTGTAGGCAAGACCAGCACGACTAACTCGTTCACCGGGGCTAAGCTTCTGCCAGATCACCTTGGAACAACCTGGACTGCTACGGTCAAGGGCTCCGTGCGACCGACCATCATGCTTTCACAAGTCTCTTTCGAGGACTATTGCGTACAACCTTCTGGAACGCCGAAAATCTTCAAGGTTAACTATGAAATCCGCTTCAATCGAGAAGGCTACCCGGCTGAAGTCTACTCTGCTGTCTAATGAGTAGAATCCAGCCAGGAACGGGTTATGGTTTTACTTCAGGCGGTTATGGTTTCACCATCAACACGACCAGCCCATTCCCGTCTGAAAGCGAAGTAAGCACGCGCCATCCTTTCAAGGTCATCCCTATCGGTCCTTCTGGGTCTAACTTCCGTTATCAGGTCGTGTCTGGGACGCTGAATAACATCGTGCCAGAAATTGATGACGTCATCACGAGCACCGAAGCCCTCCTGGACCGCGCTACGTCCGGAGTCCCGGACCCTCCCACCGGTCAACTCTCAATCAGCACCTCTACCCTGGAGTCTTTTATTTATTTGAGGGCAGGAGTGGCTGCGGCTTCTCCGAAGGCATTCCCAGACCCTAATCGTGCGAACACCCCATACCCGAAAATCATCTCCTCGAATGTCGCCCTAACCGATGCGGATGCCTACGGTTATGTCCTCCTCGCTAAGTTTGAAATGGACTCTTCGTCGGCCCCGACGACTGGAGCCCTTTACCAGTACGTCAGCAGCTCCCTGTGGGGTGATCGCATCAAGCTGGGCACGACGACGGCCCAATACTACTACGCCCGCATCTGATGGGCTACTTCATCGGAGTAGATGTCGAGACCCTTACGTGGGTATCCACGCGCCGAGTGGTAATCAATGTAGATGCCACCCCTGTCACTCCTGTCATAGCGGATTATAATCAGGAGTATCCTGCCGGGGCTTACTTCATTAAGGCCATCGAGGGCAACGGCCTTATCCGCGCCAACGTGCTCGCGGGCGGTCCTCAGATTAACTTCACTGAGAATACCGCGCCAATCGAGGACTACTTCATTGCCGACGGCTTTGTCGACCCATACCCCGAGGACATGGTGGGCAATACCGTGCAGACCAGCACCAGCGCCTTCATCCTGATCATCGATGCCTTCGATACAGGCCAGGCCGCAGGATTAGATGGCACGAGCCCGGTCACGGACTTCGAATGGTTCGAGAACATCTCGTAAGCCACCCCCCCCACCCCCCCTTCCAATCGGGGCAAGGTTAAGACCCGATGAGCTGCACTAATCAAGTAACCGTCTCGCAGGGTAACACCTTCGCCTGCACCTTTACCTGGACGCCCGGGGCGACGGGCCCGGCCAATCTGCTGACCACGACCCTTAGCTCGTCCCTCGAAGACCGCCAAGGCAACGTCTACGCGATGACGGTGACCAAGGCCGGCGACGGCCTGTCCTTCACGGTGACCTACCCGGGCTCGACCGCCGACTGGGCCATCGGCCTCGGCAAGTGGGACATCAAGTTCGTCTTCCCGGGCTCGACCATCTCGCGCACCGAACTCTTCCGCGTCAACGTCATCGACTCCGTCACCGTCTAAGCCATGCCTGACGCGACGATCACCTCGACGGCTTCGACCTTCGGGACCATCTCGGGGGTATTTTCCGCCGACCAGTCCACCATCTCGGGGACCATCACGGGCATCGTCCCTGGCACCCTGACGGGTTCGGTCGGCGTCCCCGGGCCTGCGGGCCCTGCCGGAGCCCCTGGTCAGGGCGTTCCTGCTGGCGGCACGGCTGGACAGTACCTCCAGAAGACCACCACTGGGGTCGACTACGCCACCGACTGGGTGACGATCAACCTCGGCAACTACGCCTTGCTTTCGGGTGCCGACTTCACGGGCCGCGTCACCGTCCCTGGCATTACCGGAGACGAATTCGTAAACTTCCCAGGGTTCAATATCGTCCCCACCCAAACTGAACCCACCGACAAGGTGGACGGCGATCTGTGGATTTACGACGACGAGGGTCTGACACCTTCTAAGTTCAGGGTCTTCTTGGAAAGCGAGACTCAGAACATCGCCACGGAGTCGTGGGTAACTGCGAGCTTTGCGCCGAAAGCCTCGCCTGTCTTTACGGGAGACCCAAGGGCGCCGACACCGGCCTCTGGCGACAACGATACGTCGATTGCCACGACCGCCTTCGTCAAGGTTCAGGGCTACATCACCAGCGCGGCCCTGACGCCGTACCTCCTCAGCTCGACGGCAGCCTCGACCTATCAGACCATCGCGGGGATGTCGTCCTATCTGACGACTTCGGCTGCGGCCTCGACGTACGCTGTCATCGCCGCCGGCCAGCCTACCTCGGGCACTGTCGGCCAAGTGCTAACCAAAAACTCTGGAGCGAACTGGGATTCCAGCTGGCAGACCCTCATCCCGGGCGACCGTTACCTGACTAGCTCGACGACGAGCAACACTGTCAGCAACGGCAACAAGACCTTCACGATCGGCACGGGTCTCTCGTACACGCCGACCCAGAACATTACGATTTCTTACGACGCGTCGAACCATATGCACGGAGAAGTGCTGACGTACAACTCTGGCACGGGCGTGCTGACGGTGGACATCAATCACCACACCGGGTCGGGTACTTACACGGCTTGGGTGGTCAATGTGGGCGGCGTCACCCCTGCGACCTCCGTTACCTGGGGCTCTATCACCGGCACGCTCGGCAGCCAGACCGACCTTGCCACGGCGCTGAACGCCAAACTGGCTTCGGCTGACGCGGCCACGACTTACGCCCCGATCGCTTCCCCGACCTTCACGGGCACGGTGACCATCCCGGCGGGAGCGTCCATCTCGGGCTTCGCTCCCCTCGCCAGCCC